GCGCCGCCATACAGCATGCGCTCCCAGCTCCAGCGCGCGGCCAGGAACGCCTTCATCGCGTCCAGGCTGGCCGTGTCGGTGTAGGGCAGCACGATGAAGTCGAACTCCTTGTCGCCCAGCGCCGCCAGGGCGGTGTCGAGCGTGGGGTTCGTCGTGCCACCGGTCATCGCCGAGATCGTCAGCGCCAGCCCGGAAGGGGTCGCCTCGCCGCCAGCGGCGCCCAGGAAATTCAGCTGCAGGTCGATATCGTTGCCGCAGGCGCCCTTGTTCCGGGCGGTCAGGGTGACCGTGCTGGTGGTGACGGCAGCTGTCACCGGCAGGCTGGCCATGGCATTGATCGCCCCGGCGATCGCCGTCGCCGTCTGCGCCGTGGTCTGCGCGGCGGAGACCAGGACCTGCACCCGCTGCCCGCCGATATAGAGGTTCAGCGTGCCGGGCGCCGTGGCGGCCGTGGTGACGGCGATGGTGGCCGTGGCGGCGACGGCCGCGCCGGCATCGGCCAGCGGCAGCAGGTACACCTCGCCGAAGGAATCGCGCTTGCGGTACCATTCCGCCATCAGCGCCAGCTGCGAGCCGAGGCCGGCCTGGGTCTGCACCCAGGCGATGCCCTGCAGGAGCACGGCCTTGCCGGCCACCAGCGCACCGCTGGCGGCCTGCTGGCCGATGATCAGCGTGCGCTGGTTCTGCTGGCCGCTATTGGCGCGGCTGTTGTCCAGCTCGGCGTAGAACAGCGGCAGGCGCAGGTTCTGGGGGATCTGGGCGAAATCGACCATCAGGATTCAGCCTCCGGCTGCGGCGCGGCGGCCGGCGTGGCGGTGGGCTCGACCACGTCGCCATCGGCGAGGCGGCGGAGCCAGTAGGCGGAGCGCTCGACCGGCCGGCCCTCGGCCGGCAGCAGGTCGCGCAGCACCGGGTCGCGCACGGACAGGCCCGGCGCGGGCTTTACGGACATCATGTGTGGGGGCTCCTGGGGTGAAAACCCAATCAAGAAGGGCCAATAATCATGGTGGGCGGACTTAGGTCAGCCTGCCGGACAGTGCGGCTTCGCGCCCAGCGCCGGACTGATTGTCAGGCAGGCTGGGAAGAGCGTCATATTACGTCGCTTCTTAGGGTCGACAGCCGCCCTTCCTGATTGGCTTTTGCCCACCTCGGGTGAACGAGGTACAATTGATTCTCATGGCAACAAGCTTTGGAAATGGCGGAAGGTTGGCCACTGCGAGGGCTCGAATCCGCAGACAATTGCTGTGGCCGATGGTGCTTGGAATTTTGTTGCACCCTGGAATTGGACCCGCCATCTGGATTAATTTTTACGCCGCGCCCAGAATCGCTGATCCCGTTATTTACGGTGCTGTTTGTTGGGGTCTCCCACTTCTCCTGAGCCTTCCGGCACTCGGATGGCTTTTTGCAAGTCGTGCTCCGTTTTCGCTGTTAGCCGCTTTAGGTATTTTACTCGCCTTTGTCTGGCCTGGCCTTCTCGTCTTCTCGTTTCACTCGATATGGCTGGGAAGCATGTTGCTCTTTCCGCTTTGGCTATGGGTGGTTTGGCGAGCCGCCATGCAAAGCGATTCCGATGCTGCGCGAGGAGATACGCGATAGCCTTCCCTATCTTAAGCGCGGAGGCGATTCTGGACCGGACGCCGTCCTTCTGATTGAGTTTTCACCCTCGGGGGCCCGGGCCTTCAGGCCGGCGGGATGACCCGGAAATGGAAGGTCGTTTCGGCGCAGGGGATCTCGGTCGGCAGCTGGTAGGTCTCGGACCAGCACAGATCGAAGGCCACCAACGCCTGACCCAAGGCCTTCTCGCCAGTCTTGGCATCGATGTTCAGCGTGGTCTTCACGCTGTCGATGCGCTCGATGGCGCCAGCCGCGCCGAGCAGCTCGGGCGCGGTGATGATGGCCAGACAGATGGCCTGGCACAGCAGCTCCAGCTCGCGCTCGATGATCTCGGTATGGCGCGAGGCCGCCTGCGTCATGGCCTGCACGGACATGATGCATGAGACGGCGTAGACCACGTCGCCGCCATGTACCTCGGGGCCGGTCTTGGTCTCCTGGTAGCCGTAGACCAGCAGCGCCGGCACCTGCTGCTCCTGCAGCGGCCATTCGCGCGCCCGGTAGACCCGACCTTGCAATTCCGGTAGGCGCTGCTCCAGCACGCGGGCGACGATGTCACGCACGCCAAGGCGGAAATCGGTCATGGTCCAGCGCTCCCCACCAGGCCCAGCGGCAGCGACACCCAGCCCAGCCCGTCCGGCTGCACATCGGTGATGTCGAAGGTCTTGTTGAGGATCTGCACCCGGTCACCCGGCACCAGGAAGAAGCCCGGCGGCAGGTCGGCCTCCCGCACGCCGAGCACCGTTCGCTTGATTGAGAACGGCGCCCCGTCCTCTCCCATCGCCTCGATCTGGAAGCGGTCGAACACGCCGTCGATCTCGGCGATCGGCTCGCCGGCGCGCTTGAACCGCACCCGGCCTGGAACGGCGAACGCCGCCAGAACGGCGGCGCTCGTCATCGCGTCGAAATCGACGGCCATGCTCGTCGGCTCAGCTACCGGCGCGGCCGCTCTGGAGCATCTCCGGCCGCGTGCAGATATGCAGCGGGTAGGAGTACAGCTCCTGCTTCCAGAAGGCATTGCGGTCGCGATCGATGATCGGCACCACATAGGCGTCCTTGCCCGGGGTGTTCACCCACTCGAAGGACTCGCCCGGCGCCTGCGCCCGCTCGAACACGCCCGGCGCGCCCACCGGGAAGAACTTCACCTTCGAGGTCGGCACCGCGATCTCGGTGTTGTCGTTGCTGCCCTGGTAGTTGGACCAGTCGATGCCGCCGAAGGTCATCGAGGAGAACGCGCCATCCTGGCGCAGCTCCTTCGCTGCCTCCCAGTTGAAGTAGGTCTTCAGCACGTCCGGGTGGCTGATCAGCGCATCCCAGAACTCGTCGCCGCAGATCGCCTGGATGCGAGTGTTCGGGGTCCAGGCGCCCTGGGCGGCGCGCTTCATCTTGCGCACGACCTCCATGCACTTCTTGCGCAGGTCGCCATCCTTCGGCGAGACCGCGTTCAGGTTGAAGGCGATCTCGGTCGGCTGGGCGATACCAAAGGCATCGAACCAGTTGTAGAGCACCGAGCCATCGGCATCGAGCAGGACGCCCTGCACGGCGCCGAGCCGGTGCAGCTCCAGCGTGTATTCGAGGTTGCTCATCAGCCCCGTGGGGCCGGCCAAGCGCCGGGCCACCTCGGTCTGCAGCTGCATCAGCACGGTCTCCTGACCGAACTCGCGCACGCCCTGCAGCTCGGACGCCATGATGGTGTCCTCATGCGCCAGGCGCGGCACCTCGAAGTAGCGCATCGTGCGCTTCTCGGTGGTGCGCTGCTTCAGCGGCGCGCCGCGATCACTGGTCGGGATGATGACCAGCTTGCCGGCCCGCTCCTCGACGGCCAGGGCCGTGGTGCGGATCGGCTTGGGGTTGAAGATGTTCAGCTCACCCAGGCCAGTCGGTAGGAAGGGCGTGCGTTCCACGAAGGACGTCAGCTCGATCGCCGAGAAGGCGTCCTGACGGAAGATGTTCATGATGGACAAGGAGGCGGATCTCCATCGACCGGTCGGGCGCCAGCTGGCGCGGACACAGGCGGGTGGGAAGGGGGGCGCCCGCGCTGGCGGGCGCGGGATCAGCGGGCGACGATGCCCTTGGTCAGCAGGTCGGCCAGGCCGGCGGCCTTGCCGGCTGCGTCGACCCCGGCAGCCCAGAGCAGCTCGGAGGCATTCACCTCGGCGTCGCGGCTGACGATGGTGACGCGCTTCTGCCCGCCGGCCGGCACGATCACCTGCCCGTAGAGGATGCAGGAGGCGACCTCGCTGCCATCGGTGCCCACGTTGTCGTAGGGCACCGCGCTGCCGTCAGCGGTCAGCGTGGCGAGCACCAGGCCGCCGTCCAGCACCAGGTCGGTGCCGCCGGCGTTCTTCATCACCACGGTGTCGCGGGAGCGAGTGCCGTTGGCCTCGGAGACCAGGAAGGCGCCGTTGTAGAAGCGTTCGTTAAGAACGGGAGTGGCCATCTGGGCGGTCCTTTAGCGCTTGCGGATGCCGGCGCGCGTGGCGGCCGCATCCCAGGAAGTGGTGACCGCCTGGCGGCCACTCGGCTGCGGCGGGGCGGAGGCGGCGGGGCGGTGCCCGCCATAGCCCTGCATCCGGGTGCCCAGATCCCCGCCCTCGGCGCTCTCACCGCCCGGCAGGGTCTTCAGCACGCTGATCGCCTGCGAGGCGGTCAGCTTCGTGGTGAAGGCGAGGTTGGCCGCTGCGGCGACCCGGCCAGCGGCGTGCTTGGAGCCGAAGATGGCGGCGCAGCGGGCGCGCTCGCGCTTGCGGGCGGCGCGGGCCTTGGGATCGCGATCGTCCTCCTCGGCCTCCCGCTCCTCCTCATCGTCATCATCGTCCTCGGCGGCGGCGGTCCGGCGGCCCTTCGGATCGGCGTCGTCGCCCTCCTCCTCGTCGCCTTCCTCCGCCTGGCCACCCTTGGCCTTGCGACTCTTGGGCTCCGCATCGTCACCCTGGTCATCGTCATCCTCGGCACGGCTGCCCTTGGGCTCCGTGTCGTCATCGTCGTCGTTCTCGGCGCGACGGCCGCGCGCCTTGTTCCTGTCCTCGTCCTGCTCCTCGGCGGCGGCAGGGCCGGCCAGATGGGCATAGGCGAGGGCAGCGGCCTTCTTGGAAGGTCGGGGCATGGAAACCTCATGGATCAGGTGTGGCGCCCGAGGGCGCGTTCAGAGGGAGCGGAGCAGATCCGCCATGGCGGCGTTCGGGGCGCGCACCGCATCGGCCAGGCCGGCCGTCACGCCGGCGCCGCCGAGGAAGGTGCCCGCCTGCATGCCGCGCACGGCGGCAGCCTTCAGCCCCCGGTTGCGGGCCACCGTCTCGATGAACAACTCGCCCATCGCGTCGATATCCGCCTGCATGCGGCCGAGGGCGCCTTTGGTCAGCTTCTCGTATTCGTTACCCTCGGCCTTCAACTCGCCGTAGCGGATCATCGTCACCGTGACCCCGGCTTTGCCGAGGGCTGCCGACATATCGACATGCATGCCGATGACACCGATGCTGCCCGTTCCGCCGGTGCGCGGCACGGTGATGCGGTCGCAGGCGCTGGCCAGGGCGTAGGCGGCCGAATAGGCGCTTTCGTCCAGGATGGCGTGCAGCGGCTTCACGCCGCGCACGCCGTAGACCATGTCGGCCAGATCGAAGCAGCCGGCGACCTCGCCGCCCGGGCTGTCGATCAGCAGCCCGATGGCCTTCACCGCCGGATCATCCAGCGCCGCCAGCAGCGCCAAGCGGATACCGTCATAGCCGGTCATGCCGCTATACGGGCGCAGCGTGCCCAGCTTCTGCACCAGCGTACCGCTGACCCGGATCAGCGCCACGCCCTCGACCAGGTCGTAGCCGGAATCCTCGACGGTCTGGCCGCGCCGCCGGAAGGGCAGCCCCAGCTCGTCGTCTTCCATCGCCATCGGCGCCAGGGCGAGCAGATCGCCGCCCCGGAACAGGTGGGTGATGCCGAGGCGGTCGGCCAGGGCGGCCATCACCACCTCGGCCTTCTGCGGATGGATGGCGATCGGCGTGTTGAACAGCCGCTGCGCCAGGTGTGGGAAGGACACCGTGAAAGTCCCTTCAGGACAACGTGGAGATGTTCTGGAACGAGGTCCGCATTTATTTCAGAATCATATCTTTTCACCGATTCGTGAGTAAGATTAATGACAATCTCATTCCATTATCGTTTCGATAGTTGTTTAGCTTTTGTATGAAAGGGTGGTCATGTCGGAAGACGGGCTTGAACGAATGAGGCGCGAAGTCGAAGGCTCCGAAAGCCGCCTTCAAGAGCTTGTCGCGACATCCTCAATAGATTTTCTGAGCACATCAACGCGTGCCTACTTGGACAAGTGCCTTTTAGTCTCGTCCATTGGTGTCCTAATCAGCACGCTTGGAAAGCTAGATACCAGCACATCATTTGGACCATTTAAGCTTGAGATCGAAGCAGGCTGGGTGGTGCCTAGTGCAATTCTCTTTTCGATTGCCTTCTACTCGCTTGGTCTAATCCTGCTCGCCCGGGCAGATATGCGCCGCTGGAATGCGACCTTTTATCTGAAGAATTCCGAAATGCTGAGTTTGATGATGAAGCTGCGAAATACCTATAGCGAGCGGTTTGACATCTACAACGATCACCTCTCGGCGGTTCGTACAAACCTAGATTTGCAAAGGCAACTTGAAGATGAAGGTTACTATGACAATCGGGATTTGCCGCCTGACCCTGTGCCAGAGTTACGCGAGCACCAAAAAGAAGTTGAATTGTTTAGTGCTTCGATTGAAAAGCTCTCTGAGCAGGTTTCCAAACCGGTCATTCAGCTTAGGCATCATCAGCGCCAACAGTGGGTCGTGTTTGTTGCACTTCCTTTGCTCTTTGCAGCTGCCTCCATTTTCCTATGTATCAACTCTATAGTGCGGGCATTGCGTCCTGCTAACCTTGCGGTTCAAGCCCTGCTCTAAGGTTCAGTCCATTTCTGCTTCTGCAGAAGTCCGATTTTGATGGAGTGGGGACCCCATGGCCCAGGTCGGCAGGGCCAGGCCACGCTCCTTCATCATCCGCACTTCAAGCTGACGCTGGTCGAGGACCTCCTCGTAGTCGCGGCCCTGCTCGGCGCACTCGTCTTCCAGCGTGCCAAAGCCAGCCTCCATGCCCAGCACCGCACCCTGCCGCTCGGCCACCGGGTCGACCCAGCCGCGCGCGGGCCCGATCCACCGGCAGGTCATGTAGGCCGTTCGCATCGATGCGAACGGGGGCGCCTTGCGGGGCAGCGGCACGCGCTTCAGCGCGATCGCCTCTTCCAGCCAAGCACCGTAGATCGGGTTGGCGAAGCCCACCGCGAAGTTGTCGCGCCGGCGCTTCAGCGTCTTCCAGGCCTCCAGCATCGCCGCGCGGGCGCTGCTGTAGTTGGTCTTGCTGTAGTCCCAGGAGAGCTGCTCGGCCGACTGGCCGGTCGCCGCGGCAAAGCGCCGCAGCACCGCGCCCTGGAAGGCCTCAAAGCCGCTGTTCGGCCGGGTGGCCGTCACCGACTTGATCTCTTCGCCCGGCGCCAGCGCGGGAATCCGCGCCCCGTTCAGGCTCAGCGGATTGCCTTCGTGGAACTCGCTGCGCAGCTTTTGGAACTCGCTGAGCGCGCCGTCATCGTTCAGCGCGCTCTGCACATCCGCCGGGTCGAAGGGCGACTGGATGAAGGTCGCAAAGATCGTCTGCAGCAGCGCTTGCTGCAACTCCGCCTGGTCGTAGCGGGAGAGCATGCGCATCGCGCCCAGCACCGGCGTCACCACGCTGGTGCCGCGATGCTGGCCGCGCCGCTCCGGCTCGTAGTCATGCACCACCACCGGGCGGCCCCAGGGGGTCTCCCGCTCGAAATAGTCCCAGCGCATGCTTTCCTGGGCGAGATAGAGATCGCCCTGGTGCGCCTCGCGGATGTGGTAGCCCACCGTGACGCCGAGACTGTCCAGCTGGCAGCCGCCGCGCAGCAGCGCGGTGTCCTGCTGCTGATACGGGTTCGACAGCCGGTCGGGGTCGATCAGCTGCACCGTGGTGGCGTAGCGGGCGCTGCCCTCGCCGATCCGCTCCGGCAGCCACAGCAGCGGCGCCAGTGCGTCGCCGTCCACCACCTTGTGGCGCAGCGCCAGCCAGAACATCTGCGTCATGTTCAGCTGCCGCGCGGCGTCGCAGTGCTTGCCGGCGTCATTCGCCCACATGCGCCACTCGGCCTCGGCGGCCCGGCCGAACTCGTCGGCCCAGCTGCTGTCGAAGCCGCCGCCGCTGGCCAGGGCCAGGGCCCGGTAGTCGGGCTTGGCTACCAGCCGGAACTGGCTGCCAACCGCGCTGTCGACGATGCGGGTGATGCCGCCGGCGGCCCAGCCATCGTTGCGCACCACATCGCGCGAGCGCGCGACCATGCGGTCGCGGTCGTTGTTGATCTCGCCATCGGCAGAGCGGAGCCAGGGGTTCCACTCCCCCATCTCCGACCCGAACATATTGGCGGCGTCGTAGGCAAAGGCGCCGGCCATGCCGCCGGGCCCGCCCCTGGTCGCTGGAATCATCGCCTTGCCGCCTGCCGGCGCCGCACTGGCACCGGCCGCGGCCTTCCGCTCCGCGCGGCGCTCCTTCTTGCTCACCGAAAGGAGACGCCGATGGCGGTCTGGCGCTGGCCGAGCAGGTTGTTCAGCTGGCGGATCAGGCCGCGCAGGCGGTTCTCATCCGCCGGCGTGTAGGTGACCGACCGCGAGCCGGTGCCCTGGGCATAGGCCACATTCACCACCTTCTCGCCGGCCGCCAGCCCCAGCAGCGCTTCCTGCAGACGGCCGCGCCAGGCCGTCAGCTGGTCGCGCGACATGCCGGCGAAGGTGCCGCTCTGTATGGTTCCCGACATGGCATCCTCATGAGGCCCAGCGCGACGTGCGCGGCGGGCGAGCGGCCGGCGGAGGCGCTGCCGCCGGCGGCGGCGGCGCGCCCTCGGCGGCCCTGTCTTCAGGGAGGCGGCGCGCATCCGGCGCCGCCTGATAGGGTTGCGCCGCGTCCTCGGCCTTGCGGTTCAGGCCGAGGCCGAAATGCAGCAGGCCGCACAGCGCGGCATAGGCGTAGACCCGGCAGTCGAGCGCCTCGTTGCGCCGGCCCGGCAGCTGCACCCAGACCCGGTACTTGCGGCCGCTGGCCTCGCGCACGTCGAGGCGCTCCGCCAGCAGCTGCGCGTACCAGTTGATGTCGCGATCATGCGGCACATGCATGTAGCCGGCGCCGTGGCCCTCGATCGCCAGCCGCGCCCGCACCACGTCCTTCGCCGCATTCACGCCGATCACCACCGGCCGGTAGCTGGCCTTGGTGCGCGACATCGGCCGCTTGGTCGGCCACACCGGGTTGCGCACGCCGTTCTGCGCGCTCTCGCCCTTGATGCCCCAGATCTTGCGCGACAGCCGCGCCTTGCAGAACTCGTAGACCTTCTGCGTATTCTGGCCACCGGTATCGATGCAGGTGGCCGAAATGACGAAAGGCCGGCCATCGTCGCGGTAGAAGGTCCGCTTCAGATAGGCGTCGACCTTGTCCCACACCGCGTCGGTGTTGGCGTCGCCCTCGATCACCTCGTAGTCGATCGACCAGCTTTCCTCGTTGCGACCCCAGCCGACCGCCTCCAGCTCGACGCGATCAGGCTGCACGTCGATGCCCACCGTGATGATGGCGACGCCGTGCGGAACCTGCCCGGCCCAGATCTCGCCGCGCTCCGCCAGCCTCTCCAGCACCAGCGCCTTGCCGCCATTGGCGCGGTACGGCAGGCCCGCCTGGGTATTCCACCAGGACATGAGCAGATCTTCGTTGCCCTGCGCCGCCAGCCACTTGGCCGCGATGTCGGCGGGCTTGTCCTTCTGCCAGGGCGAGAACAGCTTGCCGGCCTGGAAGCCGGCATGCTTGTTCGACACCGCCCAGCTGCCGCAGTGCTGGCATTTGGCGCGGTAGACCGCCCAGCGCGGACCAAACCACCAGTCCCAGCCCTGCAGCGTCGGGTCGAGAACCGGGCTGCCATCTTTTGCCGCGCGCCAGGCGCGATCATAGGCTTCCAGCGGGAACTGCAACTCGCCGCAGCATTTGAACGGCCGCGTCTGGTGGTGCCGGGTGGTGGCCAGTGCCCGCAGGCGCTCGCCCTCCGACCAGCCGCAGCCGCAGGCCTCGCAGTAGATTTTCGCCGTCTCCGGCTTATGGACGCCGTCCGCCTTGTCCCACTCGACGTGCTTGAAGAAATCCAGGAACTGCCGGTGCTGGCAGTGCGGGCATTCCACCGAGGCGCGCCGCTGGTCGCTGTCGGCGTAGCTGGCCGCGATGCGGCTCTCATCCTCGACGGTCGGCGAGCATACCCGCAGCGACAGCCAGTTGACGCCGAAGGTCGCCGTGCGTTCCTCGGCCAGCGAGATCGGGTCGCCCTCGCGGGTGACCGGGTACTTGTCGACCTCGTCGCAGAGCAGCACCCGGATCGGCCGGCGCGCCAGGTTGTCCGGGCTGCCGGCACCGGCCAGTGCCAGGAAGCCGCCCGGGAAGCTCTTGAACAGCAGCGTCTCGTCGGCCTTACGGGTCTTCGCCGTGCCGATCAGACCCTTCAGCGCGGGCGTGGCCCGCACCATCGGCGTGATGCGCTCTTTCGAGAACTGCTCGGCCGCCGCCTCCTTCGGCTGCAACAGCAGCATCGGGCAGGGATCGAGATGGGCGAAGTAGCCGAACACGTTTTCCAGCAGCGCCGTCTTCAGCAGCTGCGTGGAGACCATCGCGGTGATGATGTGCACGCCGGGTTCGGTCACGGCCATCATCGGCCCGCGCGCGACCTCGACGGTGCCGGTGCGCCACTTGCCGGAGGTGCTGCCGGCTTCCTTGGCCAGGTATCGGTTGTCGTCGGCCCATTGTGGGACGCTGATGCGCGGCGGCGGCGTCCAGCCTTTACGCGCTGACGTCCTGAGCCGGTTTATCTTCCTCGAAAGCGCCGGGTTGGGGCTCTCCGAGATCTTCGAGCTGCTGCTGGACATGCGGTGTCAGGGCCTCGACGACTGTGGCCGCCTCCAGGCCCAGGTCGGCCGCCAAGAGCGGGCCGATCTTCGCCGGCCAGTTGATCCAGGCGTCGCGCGCCTGGCGCGCCACCTCGAACAGCACGCCTTCCGCCAGGGCCAGCTCGATCAGGGCGCCGGCGCGCTTCTGCGCATCGAGCGCCTGCTTCAGCGCCAGGGCGGCCGCCTTCACGCGCTCGGAGGTGGCGAGCGCCGGGAAGTCGCCGCCCAGCACGCGGCGGGCGAACTCGTCGAAGTCGATGCTCTCGCCGTCCTCGCCCTCGTCGCTGGCGGCGGCCCGCCGGCGCTTCAGGGCGCCGCCCCGCGGCTGCGGCTCCAGGTTCTCGGCGACCGCCGCGGCGGGTGCGGACACCGGCGCCGCGCTGCGGACACTGCGGACAGCAGGTGCGGACATGTCCGCACTGTCCGCAGGGGTGTCCGCACCCGTATCCGCATGCCGGTTGGCCTTGCGCCAGCCGCTGCCGACCCAGGCCGGCGACAGCTTCCCATCGGGCAAAGGTGTGAGATATCCGGCGCTTATGGCGCGGCGGATGATCTTGTCGCTGACCCCTTCGCGCCGCGCGAACTCGCGGATCGAGATCCCGTCCGCAGCGGGTGCGGACACTGCGGACACTGCGGACACGATTTCATATCCCTTAGCTGGGGCTGACCCGTGGGGCGAATTGTCCCGTGCCCCTACCCCCCCCTGGGAAGGACCCAAGAAGGGGGGTGGGGGGGTACCCTCCCCCCCTTCCGACCTAGGGCCCGGGCGCGGGAGCGGGCTCAGGGCCCCGGTAGGCGGGCGCTGGGGCGGCCTTCTCGCGCGGCAGGTCCCACGTCAGGGTCACGCCGTAGGAGCCGCCCAGCAGCCCCACCTTCCCGGGCTCGGGCATGGTGCGGAGCGCCGAGGCGTAGTGCGCCCGCAGCGCCTCCACCACCTCGGCCGGCGTGAAGGCCGCCCGCACCGACTTGTCGATTTCCATGGTCACTTCCTGGCTGTGGAGAGCGCCTTCGCCAGCCTCTGGCGGAAGGCAGAAGGCCAGACGGCCTTCGCCGTCTTCAGGGTCCGCTGCTTGAAGCCGAAGCGCGGCTTGTACGTCGCCTTGTCCGCGTAGAAGGCCAGCAGCTTCGCGGCGCCGCGCTTCATGCGCTGGTACAGGCCCGGCACACCGTCGATCTTGCCGCTGAAGGTGCTGGGCTTCGCCCGCGCCGCGGCGACGGCACCCTTCGGCATGTTGCCGTACTGGTTCCGCCGGATGCCGCGCGGCAGCAGGAAGGCCCGCTTCTTCGGCGTCTTGGTGCCGCCGGTCTCCTGCACTTCCAGGTATTCCGCCTGCCGGTCCTTCACGAACACCCGGGCTTCGAGCTTGCCCTTGCTGGCGCGCTCGATGCCGATGGCATTCATGGTGAAGGGTGTCGGCCGGTCGAAGATGCTCGGCAGCTCGCGCTTCATGCGGATCTGCGCCGCCTGCGCCGTATCGTTAAGGGCGCCGGCGGCGGCGAACGGGATCTGCTTCTTGGCCAAGTCATCCAGCGCCCGTGTCATCGGCCTGAAGTCGGCCCGAAAGTCGGGGCGCATGCTGGCTCAGCGCACCTCCAGCGTGGTGTAGCCCGGCCGACCCTTCTTGCCCGGCATATGCTGCCCGACCATCGAGCGGGTGATCTTCTCGCCCACCGTGTCGGGGCTGCCGACCACCTCGGCGCGGGTCAGCACATGCTTGCCGGCGTAGGCCATGGGTGCATCACCCATCGCCTGCAGCAGCACCGGCTTCAGCTCCTTCAGCCGCTTCTCCAGCCGGTTCTTCTCCGGCGCGCCCTTGGCGTACTCGGCGGCCATCTTGATCAGCGCTGGGTCAGTGATGACGGGGTGGTTGGTGCCAGCGGGCGGCGCGGCCGGCTCAGCGGCGGCCTTGGCGGCACGGGTCTTCGTGGTGGGCTTGGTGGCCATCAGGCAGATGTCCTCTTCAGGATGCGGGTGACTTGCACGGGGTGCCAGACGTCGCCGCCGGCAGGCGTGCGGATGCCGCGCGCGGTCAGCGCCTCGGCGATCTGGCCCGGGCTGGCGCAGCCCGCGCGCTGCGCCGCCTGGATGGCGGGCAGCACGTCGCGGGCATGGCGCTCGGCGCGGGCGGTGCGGATCTCGGTGGCCTGGCGGGCGGCAGCGCCATCACCCGAGCGAAGCCGGGGGTTGCCCAGCTTCACGCCGCGCGCCTTGGCCGCCTGCAGCGCGGCCCGGGTACGAGCGGAGATCTGCTCGCGCTCGTTCTGGGCGACGGCCGCCAGGATGTGGATGAGCAGGGGGGTGGCATGCGGGTTGTCGCAGGCGACGAACTCGATGCCCGCTTCCATCAGGTTGGAGACGAAGGCGACGTTACGGGCCAGGCGGTCGAGCTTGGCGATGATGAGGGTGGCACGTCGGGCGCGGCAGGCGGCGATGGCCGCTGCGATCTCCGGCCGGTCATTGCGCTTGCCGCTCTCAATCTCCTGGAACACGTCCAGGATGCGACCGCCGGCAGCGGTGACATGACGCTGAACCGCTTGTTGCTGGGCTTCCAGGCCAAGGCCACTGGCGCCCTGCTTGTCGGTCGAGACGCGGTAGTACGCCACGAAGCCCGGAACGCCGCCCACGCCACCCAGCCGCTTCAGCGGGGTTTTGCGGGCCATTCTGGATCCCGATTATGGGTTATGGGGGCTGAACACTTCCAAACGACCGTTTGACGAAATGTTCAGCCTTGGGAGGAACCTCACAGCGCATTCCTGGCTGTAAGTGATGGACCTAGAATTTACTGAAGGGGGGTGCATGGACGAGGCGGCGAATAATAATTTCCCATTCCAGGAAGGAGATCGGGTCAAGCATCCGATCCTGGGGCCAGGAACCGTCAGCGGCACCTCCGAGGCTCTTCAGCTTCCTGATCCGAGGCACAAGCAGCAAGAATGGCGTGTCCCTGTTCGTTGGGACAACGACACTGTGGCTATCGCAAGCGCCGTCAGCACGGCTCTGACCCTCATTCTGTCGCCCGAAGTGAAGCTGCACCATAGCTTGAGGCAGCACTGGAAAAGCCTCTTCGGTGCCTGGCAATCAGCACGAAGGAATGTCGAGGCTTATGCCGCGACGCTCTGGCTCAGGTCAGACCCGCTGGAGTGGAGAATTTTGTGCCTCGAAGAGGACCGCGCCTTCCGGGCCATGCAGGCTTTTCTGGATCAGGAGCTGGCCGAGAAGAGGCAAGGCGGTGAGTAATGCGGGGCGCCAGGGGTGGCCTGCACCTGTAGCTCCGGCGTCGGCGTCGCGACGATGCCGCGCACGCGAAGCGGCCAGCTCAGCCGCTCGATAGCCTCGCACCAGATCCGGTAATCGCCGCGGTCTTTCACTCGGTCGGGCGCCACTTGGCGCTCGCCCCAGCGGCGCAGGATCCGCGCATGCGTGAGATCGAGGCGCCGTTGGCGGTACAGCCGGTCGAGGCATTTCACCACGTCATCCGGTTCGCAGGGGCGCGCGCCCTTTTCCGGGGTCCAGGCATGGCTCGCTCCGTCACGGCGGGCCACCAGGGCCGCCATGGTCCAGAACCACGCCGCCTCAGCGGAAGTAAAGGGTCGCGCGCCCCGGGACGCGCCCTCGGGCGCGTTCGTGGAAGGGGGCATTTCAGGCTTTCCAGGTGGACCGTCGGCATTCCAGGGGCCTGAAACGCGAAACGCCCGGAACCGTGGGGGCTCCGGGCGCAACTGTGGCGGTGCGAATGCAGTACCTTTTCGACGCCGAGGCGTCAAGTCATATCGATGCCCCAGCGCCGCGCAAGTCTACGTAGGCCGTTCTCCAAGGCATCGGATCGGGCGGATTGACCCCGGATCGTCTGGTTGCCCTGGCACATTTCACTCAGGATCTCGCTCGCCGGGTGGCCGACCAGGTCCATGCAGCGGCCCCATTCCTTCCAGGCAGCCGCCATCCCGTCACTCATTTCGGCATGCCCACCGCCTGTGCGTCCGATCAGTGCGACTTTGGAGGCCAGCATGCCGGTATCATCGCAGATCTGGAGCAGCCGATTGGCCGTGGCGTACTGCCAGTCGTTCAGCTGGCCAGCATCCCACATGCGGTCGATCAGGTGGCTGTCGGCGAACTGGCGCGTCAGAGCGGCTTCCAGCGTGTCGGCCGACAGGAAGGCAATCGGCACATCCTTGTGCGGCCGGGCCAGCATGGCATTGCCATCTGCGCCGGGATCGCCCGACCGCCATTGCCGCAGGATGATGCGCGCACGCTCGCGCGATTCCCACTCACGGCGGCGCAGGGCAATGTCCCGCGCTTCCGCGGCATCCGCTTCGCTGGTCACATAAGGCTTCGGCCGATCCGCCCGCGCCTCGTCAAACACCACCACTTCGGCCGCGGCAGGTGCGGAAGGCGGCGCGGTCTTGCCCGGTAGGGTGAGGGTGTTGCGCGATGCAGGTGTGGCCTCAGCCGTCCCACTAGTCAAAATGCTCGTCACGGCCGTGGCCGCCATAGGAACCCCCGCGCCGGAGCCCCCTGCGGCGCAACGGCAAACTTGCACACGGCGCTGGAATTACAAAGTAATTTGATGCCAGGCCCACGCCGGAACGAATTCGGAGCGAGGATGGTGGTTCACGATCTAAACCAGCATTTCCTGACAGAGCTTCAACTGCCCGGACTTGGCCAACAGCGGACTGGCAGATTTTGGAGCTTGGTCCCGCAAAAGCGAATTTATGGCCTCGGGCGACCGGCCGCCGTAGACGAACCTAAGCAGACTTCCGTGTTGTTAGTAAGAACAGTGCGACCAGGGACAACCCTGTCAGGGAACCGGACAACAGGAGCGCGGCTTGTGGGCCAAGCATGTCCAGCACCAGTGCAAAGAGGAGCGGCGCTCCGGCCTGAAGCAGGCGCGCCGGAGCGGCCAGCAGTCCGGACCGCAAACCGTAGCCAGCCGGGCCAAATAGCTGCAGCGGTAGGGTACCCCGCGCGATGGTTAGCAGCCCGTTCCCGGCGCCGTGCAGCAGCACAAAGGGGATGGCCACCACCGGTCCCAGAAAGACCAGTAACCCTGCCCCTATCGGGTGCAGGCCCGCGGCGAGCTGGGCCGTGATGAGGGGTGACGCTTTCCGGAGGAGGGCGAACTCCGCCACGCGGGCGGCGACCTGCGCCGGGCCGACCAGAGAAGCCGCGAAGATGGCGGCAGTCGGCGCCGCGCCCAGCGCCTCGATAATGCGCGGCAAGTGGGCTGCCATGGCCGTGGAAACGACAGCCGTGGCAGCAAAGACGGCGGCCAGGATGATCATGGTCCACGGCACGCCTTCAGGCGCCGCTTCGCCGGAGGCAGCCATCGGCTCGGGCGGCAGCGCCTTCGCGACCAGAAAGCGGTTCATCGGCAGCGCGACGACCAGGTGCATGGC